GCCGGAGCCGCTTCCCCCGCCGTAACCACGATTGTAACTGTTACTACGATGATTACTACCACGACAGCTATTGCTCCCAAGATCCAGTTGCGTGATGTGTGATCTTCGGCTTTATTTTCCTCAGTTTCCTTTTCATAAAGAGCATCAAAATAACTATCGTGGGATACGGATAACGCATCGGCTTGTTTCTTGGCCAGTTTGTTAGGATCGCAAGCACCCTCGTTCGCACAATCTATAAATTCATAATCCGGAGATAGGATGGTTATGTAACGATATTTCGTTTCTGATTTGCACGGCGAAACAATCATCGCCAATAAGAATATCACTGTATACCACCGCATGATTGCCAAATTACATGTAGAATTACTAATTACTATACGAGATTCAAGGGCTTTATACACATTTTCTCACCGTGGTCAAATGACACAGACCTAAGGGTGGTTACTTTCCCGCTCGCCAGATGGCATAAGCGTATACATCTGGCGAGCGGGAAAGTAACCACCCTTAGGTCTGTCATTTTTTCATCGCGTGCCAGGCAGCAGGCACGTAAGACATCGCATCACGAACCAATAATCATCCTCGTAATAAAACTCAGGGCAATACCCCGAAAAAATCGTTGTTGCAGATACTGTAAAATCCGTCACGCATGTAGGTGTTATATCGCAATTCTCGCATAGTTTTTTAACCAAACCGGACCCAGTTGGTTTTTTGATATTTGCTACGGATGTTTCTGGGAATAATATCCCTGTATAAAATTTATGGCATGTGGGCTCCGGACCTTTAACCCACCTGTAAGTACACGAAGGGGGGCGGCTTTTTGTTAGTAAGCACAGTACTCTAGACCCTGTATCACAAGTATTACCAAACTCTGACATAGTAATGTCGTGATTAGTCCGATTGACATAATAGGCTCCTTGTGCTCTTCCTATTTCTGTCCAAACCGAGGGGCACTTGCTGTCTGTAGAACAGGACTGGTCTCCATCATGCACCACATCTTGAAACCACATGAAAACGCTACCAGGGGTGTCATGGAGATGAGCACACCAAGCACAAAATATTAATTGTACATCGTTCGTGTCACGGCTCTTCGTAGATTTTAATATCGGGAAATGCGGCTTCCAACCTGAACCCACGGAGGAACAGTCCGAGTGTGTAGATACCAGAAACGCGTACTTTATACAGTTTGAAGTATCCGGAAACATAGATAGGTGTTCCGGATTATGTTGTGTTAACCATGCATTATGCTCTGATATACGGAACGGATCCCCGGGGATGAGTGAGCCTGGAGATGCGAGGATCTTGGGCGGGCCTTGGCGACTGGTCTTTGTAGAGGGTAAATTCTTACGCGGGGTTCCTCTAGCATTACATAGTGTCAAAAAGAGCGAAACGAAAATACACGTCGCTCTCCCCATGAACATGATATTCGAGACAAGTGGGAAGCTGACAGCTGTTGCCTGATACTGTCCATCGGCGTTTCCCTCCGAAACTCTAGTATTTATTGCCAGAGCATCCTCGGGGTCAAATGACGCGTACAAAATGCCAGCGTGGCACGTAAGTAACTTAAGAAATCACGCACACGCGAACATCAATGGTACCCATTTTGCTCGCGTTGGCATTCCTGCCTCTCATCGCCGGTCACGGATACATCAGAGACCCGCCCGCGCGAAATTTTATCGCCGACTCGTATAACTGCCCGTCGTGTCTGAACGCGGGAGGGGTCTCGGTCATGTACAAAACGTATGATTCGAAGCCGCGATACGGAGTCTGCGGCGACCCGTACAACAAACCAATGGACCACGAGGCCGGGGGGAAGTTTGCCAAAAACACTCGGGCCAAGCGGACGTACAAGTCGGGCGGAATCATTCCGATACACATTGCCTTTACCCAAAACCACAAAGGGAGGATGTCGTTCAGCATATGCGCCCTGCCGAATGGGAAATTGTCGAGTAGCCGCGAAAGATCCCTCACGACGCAACACTGTTTTGATACTCATTCATTAAAACGCGCAGACGGTACAGGGGAATATTCGTTCCTGGTCGGTACGGAAAAAACATCCCTAGTAAAGTACAGGCTTCCGCGCGGCCTAAAGTGCGACCATTGTGTATTGCAGTGGCACTGGGTCACGGGGAATTCTTGTCGACCCGCGCACACCCCCCATAGATACTACAGCCCGGGTGTAGGGAAATGCTTCGTGGACGGCGCTGTTCCAGAGGAATGGTTCAACTGCGCAGATATTCGGATCGCATGATTATTTTCTCATCGCGTTTTGCAGGGCGAGCTTGATTGTTTCCATCCTGCGCACGGCCTCTGCGGGATTTGATTTTATATCCGCGTCCAGAACTTTCGGACGCCTAATGTCACGGGGTTTTTTTTCGACCACGACCTTGGCGATCGACCAGTCTATCTCCACGAAATATGCATTGTTCACCTCATAATATCTGCTCTTGTACCCGTACAAGGCTAATTTCTCAGAAATATAACGAGCGGCGTGTTTTACATTAATTGTCGGGCGCCCAAGTACAAAGTGGGGCACCTTGTAAACCACGTTCGTGTTGTCTGCCTCGGCGTGACGCTTCACCAGCTGAATCGCGGAACCAAACAGAATCTTATACGTCTCGTGGCTGACAGATCTCTTCGAAAGCCGTATTTGCTGCGCGTCCTGGGCAGATAAAACAACCATTTAAAAGAATAAATACGATTTTAAATGATTTTTTACACAGCAACTCCCACAACCATATTTCCATCCGGCTGGGATACCAACACCCCATGTACGTCCGCGTGCATGTGCTCATCTGAAACCTGCGGTTCTGGTGAGGCATTCGGCGTTCGAAACGCCTTGTACAAAATACACAACATAGAAATAGAATACGCGAGTATAAACACTATCAACAGCCAGGATAGCATTTGACTAATCTTAGTATCTCCGAGAAAAGTCAACATTCACAAACACTCGCGTATTATGCCACCGCGTCAATTGGGTCAATCGAAGGAGATGTCGCGGGGCGTAGGCTTTTCCCGATTTTTTTCGTACACCACAGGAAGCCAATTGATATGCCCGCGCCGAAGAGTATGAAAAGTACTACGAGCAGGGGGATCAGTTGGTTGAAAGACATAACGAAGTAACGAAATAACGAAGTAACGAAATAACGAAATGACGAAGTCCCCCCGTCTTATGTACCCTCAGAGTACCAGGGTAAAACGACAATCGTCATTCGGGTGATTTTTAAATATGATCTATGGTATATGTTACTGTTCATCTTCGTGGTGCTTGCGTTGGTACTGTACAGGTACCGGGGGTATATCAAGAAGCTATCAGATAACGTAAAGTTCCGCGGAGTCGAGGACATCGGCATAGAACAGTTCAGGGCCCAGTACCCGACATATGTTCGAAACACTGTCGGCCACATGGAGCGTTTCAATACGGAATACCAGGGTTCTTTTGACTTTGACCGCATCGGTCCTTCCTTGATCCGGGAGTTGTTTTCCATTCGGGACGACGTTCTGTACAACATTTCCGAAATACGGCTGCGCCTGCCGAATGATCTCAATATGGAAAAGGATATCGCGCGCGTGTACGAAACCGCCGATCGCAAGCTGATGGAGTACATCACCGACGTGAAGGGTCGTTTCAATATCAATATATACCCCGGCCAGACAAGTTCTGCCTTCGCCGCGACGAAATACAGGGCCAGCAATGACGTGGTAACGTGAGTTATCGCGTTTTGATCAGATTTCCAAAACTGTTCAGGCCGAGCGATCTCTCAAGAGTCGACTTCCCCTTTACAGCCGGTTTAGGTCTCCGGAGTTTCAAAGAGTCGTTCACGACGGTGGACCCTTCCAGGACGAGCGGCCGATCCGCCTGTTTTGCGTATTTGTTTTTAGACGTGTACTCGTGTGTTTCGTACGGTATAACCTTGGTCATCTTGGCATAGTTTATTACATAGTCCACGTTGGTTCGCGGTTTCCTGAATTCCTCAATCGTGAGGTGCCCCCCGAACGCCTTGAGTGTCATCCGGGGCGGCGCGGGGATGACACTGTCCAGCAGCCCGGTTATTTTCTTCCTGTAATATCGTATATTGATCTGATGAATTCCCGTCAACCCTCTCGACATATCATCCCGACCGTACCCTTTTATGCATTCCCAGCTACAAAACTGCCCCCCGACCGTGAATCTCTCTGATTGGTGCACTCTGAAAGGGTACTGCAGAGTCACCCACCCGATCGGTATAGGGTGACAGCAATGCCAGCAGAGCTTGTCCACGTACTGCTCCGTCTGGACGACCGCAGGCGCGCGTGCTACATCGCACAGTCCCAGAATACAAATCCACTGCTGGATGAATTCTTGCATATACATGAAATTTTCCAATACATTTAAGTTATTCAACCACGATTAAAATTCCGCGTCCAGACCAAACACATTATCGTCCATGTTCATGACCCCTGCGCGTTGATATTCAGCGACCTTTTTTTCGAAAAAGTTCGTCTTTCCGTGCAGAGAAATCAGCTCCATAAAGTCAAACGGATTGACGGAATTATAGAGCTTCGCGTACCCAAGGGCGGCCAGAATACGGTCCGCCACGAATTCGACGTATTGTGCCATGAGGTCGGAATTCATTCCGATCATCTTGCAGGGGATAGCTTCGCAAATGAATTCCTTCTCATTTTCAACGGCCTCCGCGACGATTTGTTCGACCGCGACCGACGAAAGTTTGTGCTCGAGCTTCGAATACAACAGTTCTCCAAACTGCTGGTGGAGCCCCTCGTCGCGACTGATGAACTCGTTGGAGAGACCGAGCCCCGGCATGAGCCCCCTGTTCCTGAGCCAGAAGATCGCACAGAAACTCCCGGAAAACATCAGACCTTCGACGCAAATCCACGCAACGAGGCGCTCCGCAAAAGACTTGTCAGAGGACAGCCACTTCTGGGCCCACTGGGCCTTCTTTCCCACCGCGGGGATGGTCTCGATGGCTTCGAAAAGGCTGCTGCGTTCCTTGTCGTCCGAAATCAAGGCGTCGATCAGCAGGGAATATTGCTCGCTGTGGATGGATTCGTTGAATGTCTGAAAGGCGTAGAACTGACGAGCTTCCGGAATCTGCACCTCCTGCGAGAAATTCATCTGAAGGTTCTCCATCACCATGCCGTCGCTCCCCGCAAAAAATCCCAGGATGTGCTTGATGAAGTGACGTTCGTCGGCGGTGAGCTTGTCACGCCAATCAATGACGTCCTGGGAGAGCGGCACCTCTTCGACGGTCCAAAACGACGCCACCGCCCTCTTGTACATGCCCCATAGGTCAGGGTACTGGATAGGAAATGCAGAGTACTTGTGGCACCCATTGGGGATCAGAATTCTCTCAGACATCATACCGTATACAAGTACCTGCGAAAATATATTCAACATTTTGTTGATATGAGACGTATCAACAAAACACACACAAATATACTCACTCAAACGTGATCGTCACGCGTGTTTTGATGTTTTGGCACGATTTTATAGCGGCCCTTGATAACTCTTTGCGCTTCTCGTCCAGCCTCGCGTTTGTCTTCCGTTGCCTCATTGACAAAACCATATCTTCCTCCACCTCGTCAATGCGTTTCATACACTCCTCGATGAGGTTATTCTTGATGACCCATCTGAAAAAATTCAACTGACCGCACGTGGTGGAAAATTCTTCGCCCGTTCGGTCCTTACATACTATCCTGTCCCCTCTTTTGAACGGGTCGAACATTCGCTTCGAATACGATTTCAGCTGACTCTTATATTCCATAAACACGTTGAACAGCTTTCCGCTCCTAGTCGTGAACATCGTATTTTTTTTCTTCGACTCGTTCGAAATGTACCAGTCGAGAGTTCTAAGACTCAGCAACTCGTTGCGAATTATCCGCAACATAATTTCCATATTATCCCCCTGGTCGAAAAACTCCCTGAGGGATGCTTCGAGGTAATTCTTGGGGTCTATAACCCGGGTCATCAGGTATACTGACCATGAACATTTTTATTTAAGCTATTCATATCCGTAATTTCATGTCCTGGACTTCATCCACACATCTTCCGCACTGAACATACTGTCGTCGACCTTGGGCTCGTCGACCTTGGGCTCTTCGACCTTGGGCTCTTCGGGCTCATCGACCTTGGGCTCTTCGGGCTCATCGACCTTGGGCTCTTCGGGCTCGTCGACCTTGGGCTCTGCCGTGAACGCGGGCAACTTATCGGGGGTTGGAAGTGACTTCGAGGGACGCGGGATCCGTTCTTGGTCCGTGAGGGTTGCGTCAAGACCCTCCTTCATCACCCGATCCTTTCGCTCGTTGAAAATCTCCTTGGCAGACCTCTGATTGGCCGCATACCCGGACATCAAGTCCTGCAGGAACTGTTCCTGGTACTCCTGATTTTCCACTGCCATGGGGTCTGGGGGGCAGGGCACCCAGTTGTACATGGACAACAGGAAAATATCGACCGCGTTGTCGCCGCTGCGCTGAAGACGCTGAACATACACCTTGGCCTCTTCTTCGGTAGCAAAGACGCCGCGGATTTTCAGCGCAAAACGACCCGACTTCTGGCGGCAAAACTCGGGCCCGACGAAAGACACGAGGGCGAAATTCTGTCCTGGAACTTGCAGGTAGTCGGGCTCGAGGGTGAGGCCCACGGGGAGGTCGGCGACGGCGGCGTTGGCGGTAGCGTTGGTGGCGGCCATATACTACACCCGTGGAGTTGTTTCTTAAGTTATTAACGCACTCGGGCGTGCTGTTTACATCACTTTTTGTACAAGTCGAATGTTTTTCGGATAGCCGCCCCCCTGCTATATGTATTCTTCGTTGTTTTCTTCTTCGCGGCAGGTTTTTTGCGTTGCGTTCTTGCCGCTAGTATAGCGTCCATCTCGAAAGATATACTCGGCATCGGCGGCGGTGGCGGTACAACGCAGGGCTCCTCCGGGAACAGTTCGTCCATCACCTTCTTTGGAAGTTTTATGTACTCCCCCCTGAAATCTGCACATCTGCACTTTTTCGAGTCGTCGTCTTTTCGAGAATAGCAGCACTGCCGCATGCCGGAACTGCTCACCAAGAAATACGTGTTGGACGACGTGTGCTCCCTGCCCACGTTCTCGCAGTACTTGGACGAATTCCTGAACATGTACACGTGCTCCGATTTAACCACGCCAGTCACACGACCCTTGTACTTTGCCGGGATGGCCTTATTGATCTCCTCTACCACCCCCGAGTATTCGCGGAGAGACGCGTGGGAGAAATTCCCAGAGGAGGTCGGGGATATGCTTATGTCTATATCCGGATTTCTCAGCTTCGTGAGACTCCCCCTGGCGCGAAGACACGTCCTGCTGACGACGTCCTTTATCGCCCCCAGCGACGTGACTATGGTATCAGGGTCGAGCACGCGTTCCAACACCCCCGTTTCGCTTCTGTCCAAAACGTACTCTAGCCGTGGGACGTACACGCGGCGGAGGTCGTCTTGTTTCGCGGCCCACGCCAGCCTCATCCCGGACCCCTTGAACACGGCGGAGTCCATGATCTCGTCCCACGTGTTCTCAAACGGGTTCTTTTCCGGCGCCAGGAGTTCGAGCACCTTTTCGCGGACGTGCAGCGCGGTGGACGATGTCACGAACAGGTGCTCGAACGTTATGTGAATCCCCAGCTTCAGACCACCGTCTTTTTTTTTCGGCATGTTCGAAATACAGATAATAACAGAACTTCTCGCAACGTCGAACAAAAATACCGTCGCGATGCATATCGTGTGCATAATATTTCGGACATCCTCTGGAAAATCTCCGGCGGACATCATGGCGGCCAACGAGGCGTCCTTCACGACGATATCCAGGTCGTAGAACATCCGGAAGGACTTCGGCTTGTACTCGACCACGCACGATGGCCTGCCCCCCCGCA